CCAACAGCGGCACTGCCGTCATTGTAATTTGCTCTATAGTGGGTTAAGTTCTTTATTAATAAAGACTGTCCACTTGTTGTAGTCGCGTTAACCATATTAGTTGTCGCGATACGAACTACTTTTAAGTCAATCCCGTAATCTAAGAACAAAGCTGCTGGATAAAAATGTTCAGCTGCAATATCTGTATTTGCGGGTTCCCCGAATGAATCTACAAGTCCTTTATTGGAACTTACTGTAGTAACTGATTCGGCTGGACCCCAACCGAAATGACCACAATATGCTCCTGTCGAACTTGAGACCGCAGGAATAACATTAGTAGCATCTATTTCTTGAACCTGTACACCAGGCGAAACTTGAAATGCCATTTTGTTTTCTCCTTAATAAATTTTATTTCGAAATAAAATTGTTATTTATAAAGTTTAACAAAGAGTTTCCTCTTCATTAACTAGTATTTATAATTTAATAAACTTGTACATCCTTAACAACTGTCCAAACATCACCACCCTCTTTGAATGTTTTCTCATCTTGATCTCCATCATCTATGATTCCAAAAGGAACCATATCATCTTCTATCATTTGTTGTTGTTCATCATATAACATCTTTTTAAGTTCTAAATCAGTCAAACTTTGAAAGAATGGTGTTGTTACAAACCATGAAAATAGAACTAAATTCATGACTAAATCATCATGATTACCGCCATCAGCCTCATAAGACTGACCTTTGGCAACAAAAGTAACTAATTCATTGATAGTAAACTTATCTATCACCATAAGTTTCTTTTCTTCCATTAACTCTTTTAGAGTAGAACAGCCAATTTGTTTTACTTTCCGCGTCATAGTAACTCCAACACCTGAAGCTTTAACTGATGATTCTAGAAATACATTGGGATATTCTATATCATAATATAGATTATTACATACAATCTGTCCTGAATCGTTGTTCTCTATTACAATTAGTGCCTCATTATACATCTTACCATATCTTTCTAATATATCAGCATATAAAAGAGGTGATATCATATTATCACGATATATACCAACTTGTTTAAAAGGTTTTTCTGTAACATCTATAATTGAAAATGTAGAGAAATCTCTACCTCTTCCTTTGGCCACATCAACTGTCATAATGTATGTATGATCTTTTTTAGGCTCTTGATAAAGATAGACATTATCTCTACTCCATAAAGCGTCATGTCCTTGTAATCCTAATAATGTATTAGCATTGATAAGAGTATTACCTGTTCCTAAGAATGAATTACCGAACTCTTGTTCAAACTGTAATTCAGAAGTGTTTGCTATTGTCGATTCTTTCCATTTATCATCTCTACCTGGGACATCCCACCAATTAACTGTAAAGGGTTGATACTCATTACTTCCGCGTTCAGCTCCCTCATAGAGTTTATGATACATATTTCCAATACCATTAGCAGTAGAAGTAATGATAACTTTTGATTTACCACCTGATGTTACCACTGGATATGTTGATGTATAGAACTGTTCTGCGTTATCTACGAACGCGAACTCATCTAAGTATAGAAGATTTACTGACATACCACGAATAGAGTTGGCTCCTGTGGCCGATGCTATGATTCTACTATCATTTTCAAACTCAATAGAACCTTTGTTCAATACTTTAGTTCCGGGTTGTAAGAAAAATGGAACATGCTCTAACATTGTTGTAATACGAGCCAACATTTCTCTGGCTGTAGAACCTTTGTTTGCTAGTATAGCGATTGTTTGTTCTGGTTGAAATAATAGATACCAAACTAAGTAAGCACAAGCTGTAATAGACTTACCTGATTGTCTACACGCTAGAACTATACTAAAACGACTTTCATCAAAGTGTGTTATCAATTCTTCTTGATAATCATACAACTTAAATGAAACTAGACCTTCATCTAGTGAAATAATTTTGATGTAATTCTCTATAAAGTATACGGGATTTTCCATACACTTTTTGTATTCTAAGATTTCTTCTTCTGTCCATTTAGACTGAACTCCAGCCCTTTTGACATTAATATTTCCTAGATATCCCTCATTCTTGTGCATTTTGTTTTAACAACTTTTGTAATTCTGCAGATGAACCAACAAAAAGATTATTCTGAACTTTATCAGGCATAGAATTATCTTTATCTAGTTCTTTCATCTTGGCTTGTAAATCAATCAATTTTTCTGTTGTTTCTCCGACTGTTTTAATAAGTTGTCCGGCAACTTCATATACTCTAGGGTGTTCTGACTCTTTAGCAATGTCTAATATGCCCTCTATAGCGTCCTGTCCGCGTTCTACAAGACCATAAAAGATTTCTCTAGAGTATTTGTAGTCATTACCCTTGTCTAAATCATTAGATGTTAGTGTGGGTAGACTCTTTTCTGCTTGTACGATTTCTCCTTTAATGTCAAGAAGTTCGTCTAATTTTTGATCGACTTTACTCATAATATGTATTTATAACTATTTAGGGTCGCTTGATTTATCGTCTGAATATGTTACTGTTGGTTGTTCAAACCATTCTGTTGTTTCGTTGTATGTGAATGTATCGTCAGCGTCGGCATCTGGTGGGTTAGTAGTTACTGACTGATCAACCACTTTACCTGCTGTTTCTTGATTAGTTATATTACCTGTTCCCGCTTCCATATAAGTTCTAACATTTGCTTTCTTAATAATGTCGGAAGAAGTGATTGGTCCGTATATGTAGTTTTTCATAATAAACTCTAGATCATATCTTAATACTTGTCTAGTTTGAAAATCACCTTCATATTCATCTGTTTGTGAAACACTTTCTAATATGATAGGAACATCTCTTTTCTCACTCATATCTGGAACTGTATGAATAGTTACAGTATAATCAGGTGTAAAGTAAGGCAATATTTGTTCTACAATTTGTAGTCCATCATCTGTATTTTTTACTAATACACTTAAACTAAATCCTAAATCATATGGAGCTGGTGCATATTGATATTGCATTTGTAATGGATTAGATGTATTGGCTTTCTTATATAATGTCTTTTTTGTTAGTTTTCTAGTAGAATCGTATGATATAGATGTTAATTCAAAACCCATTCTTGGTAAACTCAAAGCCGTTCTTGTTGTTCCGTCTAACCCTAAAGCTGCCTGTTGTTGTAATCGTGCTATCCATTTTTGTCTAGGACCATAGGCTAGAGGGACTTTAATAGTCTCACCACCAGTTCTTACAATACTAATATTGTTAAACAATGTTCCAAATACTGATACAGCTCTTTTAATTGTTGAATGATAAAAATGATTTCCTAACATTATGTAGCATCTCCAAATGGATTAGATTCTGAGAAATCAATAATTCCATCAGCATCTGTTTCTAATTCTAAGTTAAATGCCCCACCATCTGTTGGTAATGTTTCTTCTGCAGCGATTGATGATATACTTCTTCTAGACGCTAGACTATCTTCTAGAACTAGGTTATCATAAACTGATGTATCACCAACACCTGATTCTAATGAGATACCAAAATCACCAACTACTGTTCCAGCTTCTAGATTAATGTTATCTGTTCCTGTAGAACCATCTGTTATATAACTTGGGAATTCTACTCCAGCTGTTCCAGTTTCAAAGTCAATAAAGTTTCCGTCTTGCATTACAATCTTATCACCTCTAGAAGTATCTTCCATTTCTATATTACCTTCAGAAGTATCTGTAACTAAGAACATCTGATAATCACCAGAAGTATCCGTTGTTTTAAGATTAGAAACTGTAAGTTTGTTAGATGTTTCACTCCAAGCCGAAACAGTTCCTGTCATAATAATTGTAGGTGTAAGTTGTTGTGATATAGTTTCTCCAACTACAAAATCTCTTAATGTTGGTGTATCTGCTAATGTTAACTCTACTGCAGCTGCTTGTGCCAGTTCTAAATCTGTATCTAGCGCTTCAATATTAGTATCAAAGTCTTCACCTGAATATTCAAATAAATCACAGGTCATTTTAAATGTATAGAGTTTACCCATTTGATAGAATGGATTTTCGTGTTCTACATATTTAATTTCGAATACACTTTTTGATAATGGGAAGTATATTAGATCACCTTCATTTGGTCTTAATGATGTTGCCAGATTGGCGTCTAAAGATATAAATCTTTCCCAACTTCTTCTTGATATAATAAAAGTAGCTGTGTCTCTGACTTCTACTCCAAACTTAGAATATAAATCTCCTTCTCCCTCAAATCCTTCAACTCCTTCTAAATACATTTCAACTTCATATGCATCTTCGAATGATGAGTCTGCGGCTTCTCCTAAAATCGTATCTTCATTAACTATTTTTCTAGGCAAATAATAACAGTTGTGTCCATACATTCGTAAAGACTCAACTATTAAATCTTCTACAAGATTCTGTTCTGTCTGAACAGCTTGACTGAAAAATACATTTGTTGCCATATTATCCTTCTAAGGTTTCTATTCTTGCCTTTGCTGCTGTTAGACCTGATATAAATGTCTTGTCTACAATATGATTTGTTATTTTTGTATTTGCCATCTTAGATTAATCTCTGTTCTATTGTTTCTATTCTATTTTCAAGATCAGTTATCCTTTGATCTTTATCAGCTACTTTTTGTGATAATTCTTTGACAGCATTAATTAACGGAAATATAAATAGTTCTTTTTTAATTTGTTGAATACCATCATTATCTTCATCCCAACCACCAAATCTAGCTACACCAGATTTATCTATAGCTTCTTTAACTTCTTGAGCTATTAAACCTGTCATTATTGTTTCTACATCTCTTTGATTTTCTTCATGATACAATGGAAGGTCTTCTGGAAGTTCATTGCTCGGTTTCCAATTATAAGTAACAGGTCTTAAATTGTTTATAAACTCTAATCCTAATGTAGAATCATTGATATGTTGTTTTAAACGAACATCTGAACCTTGAGACCATGCAGCATCTGTATTAAATTCATTATAAACTTTACCCATACCGCTTGTGCCTATAGCAACTTGACCTGGTGCCGCGTCTATATCTGAACCAATCGCGATAGCTGATGAATGACTTGGGTGTGTTCCTCTAGTTTTATATCCTATAAACACATTATAAACACCACCTTCAATAGCATTTGTTTGTTTACCAGCATAGGCTCCAACACAAACATTGTAATCGCCGGTAGTAAGACCTGATCCAGCATCTCGACCTACAAAAGTATTCTCAAATGCACTAGTAGCTATTTGACCAGAGTTATAACCTATAAATACATTACCATATCCTGCTAAAGCACCACTACCAGCAGAAGTTCCAATAGCTATAGTCTGACTAACAGAAGCACTATCACAAGCATCTAACGCGTATGCACCAATCGCTATATTATCTGTTGCAGTGGTTTGTAATTTCAAAGCATCTCTACCAATAGCTACATTGTTGTGTGCTCCTGTATTAGAAAGTGTTTTCAATGCATCGACACCAACGGCTACATTACCTTCACATGCTGTAATACTAGATAAGGCATTATGTCCCATTCCCGTATTCTTACTTCCTGTGGTAATAGCTGTACCTGCACCGTAACCAAACATATTATTATAATCAGAAGAAGTAGCAGCCTTTAATGCTCTACCACCAAATGCATTTGAATAACTTATATCGTCTGAGTTAGAACCACCCATAGCTTCAGCACCTACTGCTGTGTTCCAACCATCTGAGTTAGCATTAGCACCTCCAAAGTATTCCAACGCTCCTTTACCCACTGCAGTGTTGTAACTTTTAGCTAAGTTTAATCTTAGTGCATCAGAACCTACAGCTGTGTTGGAAGCACCTGTCGTGTTTGTTGTTAAAGAATTACCACCAACTGCTGTGTTATGCTGAGCGTCAGTATTAGCCATCAAAGATTCATAACCAACTGCTGTGTTGTAATAACCACCACTATTAGTTTTTAATGCTTTATAGCCTATTGCAGTATTTTCGGCATAAGCAGATTCTGTAGCTAAAGCTTCATAACCTACGGCTACATTACCTGAACTTGTGTTTAATGAATCACCTGCTTTAGCACCAATGAGAGTGTTTTGAGAACCTGTGCTTATTGATGTTCCTGTTGTATAACCCAATACTGTATTTTCATCGCCAGTAGTTAAGGCTGCAAAAACATCTATACCTAATCCAGTGTTGTAATTAGCTGCATCAATAGTACCTGTAGCATTGTCTCCAATCATTATTGATGAAGTACCAAAAGTTTTATTTGTAATTCCTGCGGGTACTGCTTCCCAAGCTACACCACTTCCTGTTGAAGTCATAACTTGTCCATCTGAACCTTGACCTCCGTTAATTTTAAAATTTGTAGCATCTACTGAACTAGTAAATGTAGCGGCTCCTCCTGCTGACATATCTAGAGTTAAAGCTAAAGTATCTGACCCACCATCATTCCCATAAAAAAGAATATCTTTATCTGATACCGTTGATCTTATGTTTAGATTTGATGAACCCATATCAAAATGAGCTATTTCTGTTCCAGCGTGTTTAAATCTTACCTGTTCTCCGTCAGCATCTAAAATAATATCACCTGATGCATCTACTGTAAAATCACCTGTTCTTGTAATTGTGTCTATGACAGGAGTAGTAAGTGTTTTGTTTGTTAATGTTTCTGTTCCAGCTATTAATGAAAGTGTACCAGTAGCATTTGGCAAACTGATTGTTCGATCAGCTGTTGGATCGACTGTTGTTAGTGTTGTTTCGTGAGCATCTGCTGTAGCACCTTCAAATAACACAGCGTTCTGTGCATTCATAGTAACTGTATCAACTTGAGTTGTTGTACCTGTTACTGTTAAATTTCCTGATACTGTTAGATTACCAGCGAATGTAGCATTCTCTGAACTGTCTGCTGTTAAGAAAGTAGCATCACTAGAATCTGAGATTCCAGTAGATAACATACTTCTACTTGGTTTTGTTATTGCCATGTCTTACCTTATCCTATCATGTCCATTACAGGTAATTCATATCCTAATCTTAGTTCCTCTTCTAGTCTAGTTATTTCTTCTTTCGCATCATCAACCATTTGTCTACCATTAAGAGTCACTCCACCAGGTAATTGAATTCCTTCAAATTTAATTAAATTTTGTCCCCATTGTAATTTTAATTTTGCTGTAGCATATTTCTTTAACCATACATCATTGTATATATCTGTGTATGTAGTGGGATCTTGTTTTCTTATACATTCTATGAGAATATACTCACCAGCTGATATACTATTAGTCCAATCCATGTCTATGTATAATCTGTTTCCGTGTTTACTGTGACGCATGAAAGGAGAACCAACTAATATATCATCTAACATACCTAAATGTTGTTGAACCATTTCGTAATAAAGAATAGATGTAGATGTTAAATCATATACATCATTTAATCTTAATTGATATCGTAAATCAAACATATTGTTAGTAGACTTATCATTAAAATTAAATACTTTGATAACCGACATGATTGATTCTGGTAATTCTATATAATTATTACCTTCTAACCATGTAGTTCCGCCGTCATCAGAACCACCACCTGTAGATGAAGTTACATTTGCATTCGTTTTTTGATTATCTATTTCAGTTTGTGTAATTAGATGTTTAAGATATGTCCTTAATGAGCCGTCATAATGATATTCATTAAAGAATTGAAGTGAATCATCCATGATATCATCAGCTTGATCAGCATCAACATTAATCTCTACAACTGGAGCTCCAAGTTGTCTTTTACAATATGAAAGTAGTGTTGCTTTACTTGTGGGTGTTGCCATATAAAAATCCTCTGTTAACTACTATTTATATCAAATAGAAAGTTTAAAGTCTGAATTCTTTAACAGCGGCTTCGTTGATTCTATCTAATTTATCGTTGAGTTTTTCAATTGCATCTAATATTCGGTTCATATCTTCTGCTAATTCTCGCTTGGAAACATAATCTCGTGCTATTTCTTCTCTTGTTTTATTAAGAAGAATATCTTGTCTTCTCATTTCATCATGAGTAGTCCTTACCCACCACGCTAGAGGTATTAATATAAAGGTTAATATAACATTCCATAGGAAGTGAGTATCAAATTCCATATTCTTTTATTCTATCTTTTCTGTATCTGGATTCCATGTTTTACCGATGTTAGCTACTTGTGCAGCCCATGCATCTATTTCAGATTGACCAGCTGCTTGAGCTTCTTTACATATCTGAGTATCACTTTTACTGCCTGTTGTAATAGACTTGCTAATTACAAACATTTTACCTGTATCATCTGTAACAGCGAATGTTACTAATGTTTTAGATGCATCGCCTGAATCAGTTTCAAACATATTAATTTCATATTTTAATGCCATTCTTCTCTCCTTATTATAATCCTTGTGTTCTAATTACTGCTATTGAAATACCACTACTGTTACCCACCTTATTTGTTATTACAACACCAGAATTACCACTTATACCAACATTACAAACTCCATCTGTTGAAGTGCCAACACTAAACTTATTGGAAGGATCAGCTACTTCAACTAGCTCTTGAGTTCCATAATCTCCAAAGAACATAGCTGTATCATAAGTAGTTCCTCCTGATGATTTGGATGAACCTACTATAATTAATACTCCTGTATTTCTACAGCCTGTTATTGTATAACTAGCGTCATCTGCTAATGTCATTAGACCATTGTTAAAATATAGTTCTTGTAAACCTGTAGTGCTTCCACCTTTTAATTTAATAACATTACCAGCCAAGTCTATTGTGTTAGCTGACCAATCTATATAAGTATATTGGTCATCCTTATGCCCCATTCTATCAGCTATATAAATGTTGCCAGCATAGATAGTGTTTGCGTTTGGCACCGTAATGTTTCCTGTAACATCTATTCCAGTTGAACTTGTAGCTAGTTTGACTGCGTTATCGTAATATAATGATACTGCTCCATTTTTAACAGCTTTGAACATTGTCTCACCACCAGAGTATGTTCCCATTTGTATTCCGTATGAAGTATCATCTGTTTGAAGAACTAACCCTGGAGCACCACGAATAACATTGATTGAATCAGCAATGTGATATATTTCTAAATCATCACTAGCACCAAATACCATTTTACTATTATCGGTTGTAGTTATATCACTATTAAATATCGCTTTACCCGCAGCTGACATATCAAGTGTAAGAGCAGTAATGGTTGAACCACCATCAACTCCTTTAAAAATAATATCTTCATTATCTTGAACAGATGAAATAACAAAATCAAGACTACTATTTGTTATTCTACCAAAGGTAGCACCTCCATCTCTAAAATCTATATCACCACCATCAGCATCTAAATAAAGGTCTCCTGCAACATCTATTGTTAGGTTTCCACTTGTTTTTTCAATATAATCTCCAAGAGTAAGAGCTCCTGTCGTTGATATAGTTCCAACAGCGATATTGGGAGTTCCGGCTAATCCTGTTGCAGTACCTGTAACTGTACCTGTTACATTACCTGTAAATTGTGTAGATGTTATTACACCTGTGCTTGGATTATAAGTTAATCCTGTATCTGTCTCTGCACCTTGTGAACCTGTAGCTCCATCAACAAAGACTGGATATACTGTTTCATCTGTAGAGTTATTTGCAGTTATTGTAATATTGTCTGCTGTTCCTGTTGTGTCTTGATTTAATGTTCCTATTACAAAGTCTAGAGTATTATCTCCATCTTCGTAAGTAACTGCAATATTTGTCTCTGTGTTAGAACCTACCATAGCTCCAACTGTGTCTGCTATATATTCATTTAATGCTGTACCGTCTACTGTAATTACATCAGCTTCTAAAGTTCCGTCAATATCAGCATTACCTGATATATCTAATGAACTAAATGTTCCTACTGCAGCAGTAAGGCCAGCAGCTGTGAATGACATATTACCTGTTGATGTACCAGTTGCTGTAGTTGTTCCTACTGCAAATACATCATTTGATTCGTCCCATATTAAACAAGCATTATCTCCTGTTGATCCTCGTTCAAATACAAATCCTAAATCATTTGAATTTGAACCAGCACCCGTATTGAGTTCGATTAATGGATCCGCGTGTGTTTCCACTGTTGATGAAACAGTTGTTGTTGTTCCAGATACAGTAAGATTACCACCGGCAATTATGTTGCCACTATCGTCTATTATTCCAGCTAATTCTCTATTTCTTGTTGTCATTTATTTTATCCCGCAGCTTCGTTAGCGGCTTTCTTAGCGTTTTTTACTGTTGTTGTCCAAACCGCATTTGCTATAGCTTGAACTTCTGTAGATTCACCAGATATATCTGTATCTGCATGTGTCCACGAACTTCCGTCATAACTTGATGTTACACAATGAACCACATGCCTATGGAATGTTCTAGTAAGTTCTACACCATCTTCTTTCAAAACAGTTGCAGTTCTTACTAGTATATCTTTGTGTTCTCCAAGAACTTCTATTTTGTCTTCTTCTGTTGTTTTTACTATTGCCATTTTATTTTTCTCCGTGTCTAGAATCCACTAGACATAATTGTTAAACATGATGATAAGTTACATCTATCATTAAATATTTAGGGTTGCCGGCAACCCACGGAGGATTTCCTGCATCTGTAACACCAACCATTCTTACATTACTCTGTCCATTTGTAACATAAGCCGATACTCCATTTGAAGGTTGGGCTGCTACTGCGCTAGCATGAGCTACAATTCCTAAGTTATAACCTTGACCACTTGTAGCTGGGAAAGGTAAACCTGCAATCATGGCTGCCCCTGAACCTATATTTGATATGTTGATACTTAAATAACAAGAAGCATGAACTAACCCACCTACTTTTATATACTTGGCATAATTGACTGTTACCGAAAAAGAACCATCACTATTTGAAGTTGTGCAAGTAGGAGTCCATGACCCTTCTTCATAATCGTCAAGTGCGTTAGCTGCTGCTGTGTCTCCGTTAAATTTAACACCATCACCATCAAGACGCAGTTCTTCTGACCCACCAATTTCCCAGATATACTGAGAGTTATCAGTTTGTTGGTAATTAGAATTATTTACTATACCTAAAGACCAATTTTTACTGTTATCAGTTTGTGATATATTAATTTCAGCGTTAGCACTACCTTGAACTTCAAATGTTTTACCAAAGCCATAATGACTAGCAGGACTCGTAGTTCCTATACCCACGTTTCCGCCACTACTTGCATTAAGCACTAATGGATAGCTGTTATTGTTAGCTCGTATCTCAGAAAAAGTGCTACCAACATTTATATATACGCCCAAACCATGTTGGTCACTTTTGAAATAAGCAACGTTTGGTCCAGCTACACCTGAAGGCGCGCGGACATCTAGGTATGTTGTTGGTGCGGTCACTCCTATGCCAACTTTTCCGTCACCCAAGATGGATAGTCTTTCATCACCAGTTGCATCACCTGCTACAGAACCAACAAAGAGGCCAATTCGTCTACTGGCTTGTGTGCCATGATTAACAGACATCATATACATATCTTGTTGATTACCTGCAAACTTGATTGAGTTATAAACACCATTTCCTGAACCAGTGTTTCCAATGATTAAAGTAGAATTAGTATTAGCTGCAGTTACATCTGTTTCTGTATGGGTAGTTCTAATATCAAGTGTAGCCGCAGGAGAACCATATCCTATACCAACTCGATCATTCCCACCATCAACAAACAGCATATTAGCATTACCATTGGATTCGACTCTGAAATTCATGTCAACGCTTCCGTTGTTAATTATAACATCTTCCGCACTTAAATAAAGAGCATCTACACCACCATCAACTGTGAACCCGAATGCTTCAGCTCCAGAGCTAGTGTTGTAGGTAATTATACCATCATCTGCATCACCTGAATGTCCAAAGTTAATTGCAAGCAAAGATGAAGAACCACCTAAAAGACTTAACTCTGTATTGTCATCATCTTCAATAGTAACAACTGTTCCAGCTGTTGCTGATGCACCACTTGATGCTTTTTGAACTGTTAATGCAGTTAATGAACCTAAACTTGTAATATTTGTTTGAGCTGCACCTGTAACTGTAGCGGCTGTTCCAGATACATTACCTGTGACATTACCTGTTAATGGACCAGCAAAGGCATCAGAAGTAACTGTGCCGTCAAAGTATGCGTTTCTCCATTCTTTAGATGCTGTTCCTAAATCGTATGTGTTTGTAGCGTTTGGTATTAAATGAGATGTTAAATCAGCGTTAAGAGTTAAAGAGTCTGAGTCTGCGTCACCAATGGTAATATTACCACCTAAAACTAAGTTTCCTGAAATGTCAACATTAGCATTGATGTCTACTGTCGTAGCATTGATTTCGACTTCTGTATCTGAGGTTAAATTAAGAACTCCGTCAGCACTTTGACTTATCCAAGTTCCTGAATCTCCGAATTGTATTTTTCTAGAAGAATTTAATAATAGTCCTGTGTCAGCTACATGAGTTAGTGTAACATCATTGTCAGCACCGAAATTAAGTATAGCACCATCTGATGCTAAAGAAATATCATCACCTAGATTTACATCTCCGGCGTTAGATACTAGTTTCGCTAACTCTCTTGCTTGTGTAGTCATTTATTAACTCTTTAATTTATTAGCTTCATTAAAAGCTTTTTTGGCATTCTTAATATCTGTAGTCCACAATAAATTACATAGATTTTTTATTTCAGTTGATTCACTAGATACATCTGTATCCGTATGTGTCCATGAACTTCCATCCCATGCTGATGTTACACACTCAAGAACTCGTCTATGAAACTTATCAGAAAGAAACTCACCATCTTCTTTGATGATTGTTCTTTCACGAATCTGTACATTTTTATGTGGACCAACTATTTCATATTGGTCTACTTCTGTTGTTTTAGCTAAAGCCATAATTTTTCTCCATTATACTAAATAATTAATAGTTCCCCACATCTGATCACCTTGTGGTAATTGTTTTTGTGTAGGTCCTCGTCTAATTGAAAAGGTAGTTGTGTTTACATTTTCACAACTAATACTCCAAGTTTCACTAGTAGCGTTATGATATCCTACACTTCCACCACCAATACCTAAATCTGAACTGTTTCTGATTGTGAAAGGTAGTCCTGACCAATCACCAGATGTCGCTCCATCAGCAGCTGCAACAACTTTGAACTGACAAAAAACTTTATTACCTATTTTAGTGTAAGAACCAAGAGCTGTTTGAAATGATGCACCGTTATGTCCTGGTGTCCAAGTGCCTTCTTCGTAATCGTGTAAAGTTTCTGAACCAACTGAACCAGCTCCTATTTCATCTTCTGTATCAGCCGCGAAACTTATACCTCTACCATTATTCAACATTTTTATGTCATTAGTTACTTCTAAATCAGCCATTGTAGTAACTACTTTGTTGTTCTGAATATACATTGCTGTTGTTGGATTAGCATTGTCAGCTACTTGAAAATACATATTCGATTTTTGTGAACCACCATCACCAGAACCCTGCTCCATATAAATTTGAGCAACTGGTTGCTGAGTTGAAGCACCATCTGTTAAGAATCTAAAGTATCCTGCTCCTCTAGACCCACCTGAATCACAAAATATATCAAGATAAGTTTCATCACCTGCACATGCTATTGTCATTGCATCGTGATTATAGGCCGATGCACCTTCTCTAACTCCAATATGGAATTTTCCTCGACCATCTAAGTCTGTAGCAACACCTTTTATACTAGCAAGTTGTCTATCGTTTGTAGAGAAATTTATAATTCCAATACTATCGCCATCGGCAGCTGAACCAGAATGGTGGATTAAATCTAATTGTGCACCACCTGTTCCACCGTTTGTAGAGTAAAGAGTCATTAAGTCTCCAGTTCCTTCTACTACTAATTTTCTACTTCTATCTGTCGTGCCACCAATTAATACATTTCCACCTTCAGACATATCGATTGTCATAGCTGTAACTGCACTACCACCATCATTACCTGCGAATATGATATCTTTATTAGATACCTTTGATTCTATTTTAAAATCACTACTAGAGTTTTCGAATACACCTATCTCTGTGCCACCATCTTTAAATGATATTTGACCTGCATCCGAATCAAGTATTATAGTTGAAGTTACATCTACTGTTAAAATTTCTCCACATACAATACCCAATCCACCTGAATCAGTTATAGATGAGCCATCTATTGTGATATCATCTACTGTTAATGCTGTTAATGTTCCTAGACTTGTTATATTTGTTTGTGCGGCTGTTGTTACTGTTGCGGCTGTTCCTGAGACATTACCTGTGACATTTCCTGTCAATGGTCCAGCAAACGCATCTGCTGTAACTGTTCCGTCAAAATATCCGTCTTTAAATTCTAAAGATGATGTTCCTAAATCTATTTGATTGTCTGTAACAGGTGATAAGGCTCCGTCGCCTATTGTTAATCTACCAGAACCACCTGTTGCGATAGTGATTACATCTGAACCACTAAATGTTATTGATGTATTTGAGTCTGCGTCTCCAGCAATACTATCTAATTGGATCTGACCAACATTCGTTAGGTCTAAATCACCGATATCTACTAGACTTCCTGTTACTTTTGTATATGCCATACTACTATTTATCTCTTTTTATTATTTGATTTTAACTTGGTTCTGCTGGAAATTCACCTAATGGTCTTACAGGTGGAGTTGCCGTATTATATGTATACAAAGCCTTTAATGCGTCAACATCTGATGCATTTTCTATTTGTGTGCACATAGAGTTAGCTTTTGTTCTTACACTAGCTCTCCAAGTTTTAATATCACTTGGCATATCTGTCCCACCTTCTGCTTCTCTAATTGACATCCAATCATGGTTTGATAATAATGATGCTGCCTGGTTATTAATATCAGCCTTATATCTATACTTTAATCCTCTTACAAGAGTCTCTCCTGAACCTGTGTCATTTAAAGACATTGCTGTAGCTGTTCCATATGTAGCTGTGACTTTACCACTAGCAAAGGTAAATGACTGATTAGTATTAAAGTAATAACCTTGATCTTTTAAATTAGTGTTATCTTCTTCTACTTCATAAATTCCTATGGCTTCTAATTCTGAACTAGTCCAGAGCTCAAAGATATTCCTAGGATATTGAGTATTTCCTATTGTTACTTGTGTTGGGCGTGTATAAATTTTTGTTACACTACCCGATTCTACTTTTGCCCACATAATTTTCTCCTATCTTGCTGTTGCTGGGACGCCTGTTGATGTTACGAATGGATTTTCTGCAAATGCCATATAGATGTATGTTCTACCTGATGCATTTGAACCTGCTCTACCTGTTCTTATTTTAAAACCATTGCTTAAAAAATCTACTGCATCATACACATTACCTGATTGTGCTGCACTGGTATGATACATCTTATTATTTATATAATTATTTGATGATGTTGTGCTGCCACGCGGCGGTCTTGCGTTATCCCAAATAATCCATTCATCTCCAGCTGAAGCACTCGCTGATTTAACCATTAACCAAGCAGGTTTAAATCCTGTATAAACCATAGGACCATCAAAAGTTCCATCACTAGTTCCAGAACCATTACCGATATATTTACCAAACTTACTGTAGCCTTGAATTGGTGCAAAACAATAACTTATAAAATCTGCTCCTAATTCACCTACATATATTAAATTAGTGCTAACAAAAAACGCTGTGCTATTAACAGCCGCTGCACTATAGTTACTACTACTAGCTTCTGCATCAGCTGTATCTAATTTCATAACTTTATCATTTCCTATACTTTTGTGATATACACGCCAATTATCAACTCCATTTCTAGCTTTTGTTATTATTACTTCTGGAGTAAGTCCTAATCCATGATTTACTGATTGACCATTACCACCACTACCAGTATAAGTAACAATACTAATTCCCGCAGCTGCATTTACTTGAGCAACAGAAGATAAGTTTCCTGACAAATTAGTTGTCGTACCACCATTAACTTTCCATAAGTAATTTAATTGTGATACACCACTAGAATTTGTTGAACTATCTCCTGAACCTGCTGTAAAACCATTAGAATCAAAAGAAGTTAAATGACCAGACCATGTTGTTTCCGCCGCTGTTGTGATTGCAAAAAGTTTATCAGTTCCTCTACTACTATCTACCAAGTGCCAACCATTTGTGTCAGGTGGTTCTTTATGCCAAGACAAATCAGGTTGCATATTTGAATTACCATCAAGAGTAATCGCGTGGTTACTTGACGCGTTACCAGTCCAAATAGCAGTCTGAAAATATGCTGAAGGATCATCTATCGTTGTATAAGCCATTATCCGTACTCCGCTAAGTTTTTAGTGCATAATGCATAGTAGCCTGAGGGTGGTGCGTAAACAAACGAACCATATCCGTTTTCGTCTGTATTTGTATGAGTGTTACTCATAGTTGTATAACCACCAAAGTTAGTTTGATATGTATGAGTTCCAAAAGAATACACATAAGGTATAAAAAGTTCTGACGAAATATCAGTTTGACTTGCTAATAAATTACCTTGAGAGGAATTGTTCACATAGCAAGTAAGTGTCCAGTTATCCGCATCATAAGCAAAACCTATAATATTATTGGTTGCCCAAGCTGCTCCATAACTTGATGTAGCTGTTCCATTTACATACCTATCACCATCATAGTGATAAACAAAATTACCTGTTTCATCATAGAAAAAAAGTGTAGTTTGATTTGACGCTATTCCTGCTCCTGATACAAGCGTATTACCATCTACAGTAGGTTTTATTTCCCAATACCATTTACCTGATGTAACACCCATAGTAGCTGGTGCATATCTATAAGCATTAACATTATTACCTATTTCTGTTGCACCTTCTGATATTAAAGGCATTCTATCAGCACCCCAAATAACATTTATAGTAGCAAAATTATTAGTAGGTGTATCAGTTGCTTGATTAGTAGAATCTATATTAACTAAAGTAAAATTATTACTATTACCACTTGAATCAGCACCTAATGCACTTGAATCATCAAACTTTAAATAATATCCTTCACTTCCAAAAGTAAGTCCACTAACATCTTTAGGTTTCCAAATCGCACTATCTTCATCAAATTCACCAAAGTCTGTTGCTGGTAATTGTTGTCCATCTATCCAACAAAATTCTGAATAGTATCCTGAATTATCATAAGAACCATCTCCAGTATTGTTATTTGCATATTTAATATTGATAAATTGACGCTGATCATGTCCCCATTGGCTTTCAGCGTTTTGACTTGGCCAATCACTATTACTAAATGGATAATCTAAACCATTTACATAAGCCTTTATTCTGTTAGTATTTGTTCCTTGAGTTGTATCTACAGCTATTACTATATGATACCATGCAGTTGTATCTCTTAATTTTCCATTAGCTTCCATTTCTGTAGAGTTTCCATCAAACATAAACCGAAGTGTATCTCCAGCGAAGTGAAAACGAGCATTATCACCTTGACCCATAAGATATGGATCAGCTTCAAATCCAGATAATTGTGTTCTTTTAAACCAAAAACTAATGGTAAAAGTTCGTCTATTACCTGATGTTGGACTTCTATACATAGACTCATTTCCAGAATTTGCTTGACATTTTAAAGAGTTATCTATATTAAATCCGGTAGATATACTACCTCTGTTTGCGTTTCGTTCTAAGAAAGCCATAATTTAATCACCTATTAAGTTTGAGCCATGTTCTGAACACGACCTATCTCTTGCCATACACTTCCATTATATCTGAAAGTAAATATATCTGTTTTGTTTGCTGTTGCTGTAACTGTCGGAGCTGTTGAAGCTGCGAATTCGAATACTGTATTCCATGCTATTGTTCTTGCTGTTCCACCTTGTGCTAGTTCTACAGATATGACTGCTCCCTCGACAGCGTTACTTGGGGCTGCAAAGGTTGTATTTTCTGTTGTTACATGATAAGCATTACCAGCCGCTTTCGCGTTCCAAGCTACTGAGTTAGAACTAGATGTAAGTGCTACTTGTGCTATACGAGCTGATGATGCTATACTAACATCTTTATTAGATCCATACATATATATAGAATTTTGACCTAGACTTAAATCGGCATAATGACTATTTGTTCTATCGTATGCATATATTGCCCACTTATCACTAGAATTACTAGCTTCAAAATGTAGTTTTAGTGCTTCAGCACCTTCATTTGGATCAGCTAAGTTAAAAAATTTGTTTAGTGTAGCTGTTCCTATACCTACATCTCCATCTGCATTAATTTTCATTCTTTCTGAACCTGCAGTATGTAAAGTCATTACATCTGAACCAGGTAAAACAATTCCGGAGTTGGCATCAGCATCACCCAAATATTGATCCGCA